TAGTAATACTATCTTGAATTATTTGCAAATAAGCTATAGGTAATGGTAGTTGCTCTATAGTTTGAGGCTTTGTAGTACTGACATCAAGCGTAGTCTTAGGCCTGCTAGTATTTTTTTTAGCTGCGCTTGTAGGTCTATCAACCTGAACATCATCTTTTGTTTCGGACTTAGTTTCGCTGTTGTCTGCTGTACTTTCTTCGGTCTCCCTCTCCCCCTTTTCTTTTGGCTTTGGCTTTGTACTGGTGTCTCGTACGTTGCTTCCTTCATCTGTTTTTGTCTCAGCGATTTCAATTTTGCTTTTTGTTTCTGGCTCAATTTTCCGTCTTTCATCTGTAGTCTCCACCATCTCTGGTTGTTGTGGTGGTTCTTCAACCACTATTTCTTGAATCTCTTGTATAGGTTCTACCTCAATCGTACCGCTTATGTCAACAGGGATCTCTGTTGGTGTTGGCATCTCAATACTAATCTCAGGCATACTAATATCAATGACAGCTACTGGTTGTATCTCTGGTATTTCTGCTACTATACTATCGATACTAGGTAGAGTAGGCACATCCTGAATAAGGTCTAAGGTAATTTCAGTAGATAGTTCAAGGCCACCAATCATAGGTTCTTCTACTACTATTTCTTCTATGATTGCTATCTCCTCAATGACTGGTTCTACAACAATAGGTTCTACAACAATAGGTTCTACAACGACAGGCTCAACAACGATTGGTTCAATGATAACGATTGGTTCAACTACAACAGGCTCAACAACAGGAGCTACATAGTCCTGGTAAGTTACCATTAATTCATAGTTGTCAGTAATAGGACCAAGCCATGAGTTTGAGTTACCAGTATCTACGCCTGATAATTCAAAGTTAATCGCTACATTATCGGTGAGAAAAGTATCATTGATAGACTTAGTAAAAGTATGATGTGTCCAACCATCTTCATAAGGTACAGCAATAGTATGGCTAGATATTTCTGTAGTTGTGCCATCCGTAAAAGTTATATTAGTTACTATAGTGTCGTCACCACCAGCAGTACACCAACCATTAGGTGTATTGCCACAACCATACCCATTGTATTTTATGGTATACGATTTGATTTCTTTGCCTTGCTCTATACCAGTTAGATTAACCAGTTGCGATATGGTAGACGTTTGTCCTTTGAATCTTACAGTAGGGCTGTTGCCTGCATCACTATAAGAATTACTATCACGCCTAACATTACTATCTGAAAGAGTCCACCCATTTGTATTCTCGTTAAATGTATTGTTAGTTAGTAGGTTGTCCGTAGTTTCCTCTGCTGATAGGTTTATCCACATCAAACTTAACAGCATTAGTTGTAGGCATCTTAATAACATTGTTCTCCTCATCTAATATACCACGCTTACGATACTCGGCAATAGCTTCATCACCTATCTTACCATTGATAGGACAAGGTGAGCCAGCCGCTATCATACTTTTAAATACTCTAGGATCTTGACATAACATAGCGGTCGCACTTATTTTCATCCCTAGCTGAGCCAAAGCCCTACTGAGTTTGATGCGCTGACAGTTTTTATCTTCTACATGCACACCACCTGAGATACCAAACCATCCGCCTGAGATACCGCCTGCTCTTACTACGACACAGATATCAGAGTACGCACCTGATGCACCCATTGATGGTACAGATGGTGGAGATACTGGCATATCTTTGTAGTGTATATTAGATGTGTTATCGGCTGCTTGACACTCAGCGATGTAGGCTAGAACTATAGCAAGGATTACTATAAAGGCTAGGCTGCGCATACATTAACCTTTAGGATACTTATCTTTAGTAGCCTTGATAACAACTTTCCAAGCATCAATACCGTCATGGTAAATTTTATCAAGCTGGTCTGAAATAGATGGGTACTCCTTTAATCTTTTCTCTTTATATTCGTTAGCATCTATCTCAGCTTGAACAGCATCTGCATTATAAGATACTTCATTACCATCTTCGTCGTAAGCTACATCACCACGAATAGTAACAACATTGTTATACAGTTTGTATATGGCATCATGTTTTTTCATTATCCTTGTACCTCTAATAATGTAATAAATTGTGGGGTTGCGTCAACACCAGCATAACAGGCAGAGCCACTAGCAGATAATTTTCTAATATACAAGGCGTAAGTTACAGCACTTGTTGTGTTAGGGTGGTCTGTTAACATTATACTCATATCTCCTTGACATACATCACCACCATCCCAAAACTGTACGATTCCTCTATTAGCGTCTCCTAAATTTGTAGAATCCCTATAAATTGTGCCACTTGCTTGTTGTCCCCCTGCTGAAATATACATTGAAGAAGATACCATAACAATAATTTTATTTGCTGTAGCAATTGGAGTAATATCGGCAGTTACATTTGTTGCTGTAAATGATGCTGCAGTTGTACCTGTTTGAGTTGTAGTAGAAGCGTGTATGATTTGTACAATAGAACCTGCTGGAAGTTTGCTAGATGCGATAACACTATTTGTGTCTAACATTGTACCAGTCGATGCAGGTATGGTTATGGTATTAGTACCTGCTGCTGCTGGTACATCAACCGTTACTTGTCCTGAACTACTACCTTTAATTACTAGTGCCATTAGTCTGCCTCCGCTATGGTGTTACCGTCTGCTACCCATTCTTGTACAGTTTGATAGTCTGAATTATCGCTAACCATTGGTACATCCCACCAAGCATCATCTTGTAGAGTAACTCGTACAATAGTAGTATCTTCTCCACTCATTACTGGCGGTAATTTTTTAACTGTTTTTATATTGTCTTTGTCCATTATAACTCCGCACTATAAATTAAACTTGCATCACCTGTCTTGAAAGTAACTAAAATACCTTGATTCAAAGCAGTTACTCCACTAGCTGTCCAGTCTATTGAATGTGAGTATTTAGTAGATACTGCCGTAGCACTACTAGCTGCCGTTGGTGTTCCATAAGAACGAATAAAATCTCCTGTTGCTGTAAAACTTGGAGCTGACCTCATTGGTGTTTGAAAAAAATATGCTCCACGAAATACATTAGCATCTACCCCATGTGCCATCATAACAGGACCATAGTTTGCTTCTTTAATAATTGCTTTACAATATCTTTCACATCTTGCCAAGCTATCACCATACGATTCATGTTGAAAGGGTGGTAAGCTGTTAGCATCAAACTCGCCAACTTCTATTTGCACTCCTGTCAAAAGCCAATCATTATCAGTACTATCTGCTAAATTAACAACACCTGTTGCTCTAGCATCTGTATCATTCGCACCCCATGATGTTTGTAAGGTTGCACTATTGTAATTGCTACCAGCTCCAAGCCACCACGATATAGCTAAACTGTTACCATTATCATTTCCTAAAGCTCCTGTAGTATCGCCAGCAAAAACTAATACTTTCTGTTCCCAAGTGTTAGCACTTGATATAGTGTAAGCTTGTGATATGTGTCTGGAATTATCTACATCATACACCTCTAAAATATAAGTTCCTGTCTTAGCTGATTTAACCCAAAATGCTACAGTTATTTTTTCTGCAGAACTTGTGCCTTTTTTAAGAAGTTGTAAATCTTGTCCTTCAATTCTGTAATGACAAAGCCCAAAATGTCCAGCATCTAAACTGGTATCTGCTGTAGTACAATCCCATTTTAAAGCATGAGTAAAACCTGAACCTGTTGGTCCATCATCAGTTTGTGTCATAGTCCATGTACCGAAGGTATCCATTTGAAATCCAAATCTATCCATTTGAAAAGCAGTACCAGTTTGTCCTGTTAAAGATGTACCTCTTTGAGCAACCTGCATATCACCATTAATGATAATAGGTTTAGCACTTCTTCTATCTAAAACTGCTGTGTTATCTGCTACTGTGCCATGTAATGTTAGTGCCATCTTAACTCTCCAATGCTGTTATTCTTGCTTCAAGTTCTTGTATGGTTTTAACCAATAGTGGTACAAGTTTGCTTTGGTCTATGCCTTGATAATCAGGATTGCCATCTTCATCAACTGCATCTTTAGCTCCTGTAATTGCTTCTGGCACTATACTTGATACTTCGTGTGCTATAAATCCATCAACTAATGTATTAGTATCATCATTTATAAAATTAAATCTAGCTGGTTTGAGTTGTTTTAATCTTGTGGTTGCATCCCATGTGTAATCTACATTTTCTTTTAGTCTATAGTCAGAAGATGTATTATAAGTAGTTGAACTTGCTCCTGTATAAATACTTCCTACAGCAGTTCCACCTACTCTATATGATTGCATTGTACCAGCACTTGCTCGATTTCCATAATTAACACCAGCAATATCCCATCGCCAAGATGTTTGACTTGTTGATAAATCTGTTGTGCCATTAAAAAATACTTTACCATCACCACTAACACGCAAACTTTCTGCTATTGTGCCACCAGTTTTAGTTTCAAAAACCAGTCCACTTACTGTTGAGCTATCTTGTTGACATCTAATTCTTGACAAATCAACTTGAGCATCAGCTATATCACCACTAAATAATATACCTGGTACAGAATTCGTAGCAGTTGTTTTTAATTTTAAAGCATCTGTAACACCACTTCCAGCAACAGTAACTGCTAAACTACTACTTGATACTTCTGCTATTGTTGTGCCATTGTTTTGTATATCAACAGTTCCACTAGTATCCGATACTATCTTTAATCCATCAGTTGTATCTGCATTAATTTTACATGTCATAAGATTACTAACCTCTCTCCACTCGGTATGGTTAATGTTACACCACTATTAATAGTTAATGGTCCTACTGTACTAGCTGATTTGCTAGATGTAATAGTATAGTTGGTTGTCATGACTCTAGCGTTTTCATAAAACACTTGGTCTGTACCACCACCTGTTGCACCAGCCGCAGCCAATGCCCATTTTAATCCTGTGGCTTCACTACTATCTGCTGTCAGTACGTAATCATTTGTACCTAAAGCAAGTGCAGATGGATTGCCTGAACCATCCCCTGCTAGTAAATGCCCTTTGGTTGATAGATCAACAGCCGTTACTGCCGATGTACCATTACCTATTAATACTCCATTTGCAGTAAGTGAAGTAGCACCTGTACCACCACTACTTACCACTAGAGTAGATGATAACCCTGCTGCGTTTCCTGTGCAAGACCCTGAACTACCAGAAGTATTACCAGTTACATTACCAGTAATATCACCTGCAAATCCTGTAGCTGTTAAGATACCTGTGTCTGAGTTAAAGGTAAGATTACTACCAGACTTAGGTTGAATATCTCCTGTAGCTGCTGTTGCAAACAATGGGAAACAAGTAGTATCAGTTGATTCGTCAGCTATGGTTACTAAGCCAGGTGAACTATCTATCTCTACCCATGCGCTACCATTGTAATATTTCAATACATTGGTTGATGTATTAAAGTTTAGATCACCAGCATCATTGTCTGAGCCTGGATCACCACTAGTTATTCTGTATCTAGCAGCAAAATTGTTTACGTTAGATATATTACTCGCTACTGTATTAACGTTAGCTACCGATCCAGCAACAGTAGCAATATTACTGACCACACCAGATGCTCCAAGTGTTGCCATGTTGGTTACGTTAGCTGACGTACCAAGTATATTTAAATCAGTAACAATATCAGATGTTGCTAATGTATTAAGATCAGACACGATATCGCTTGTAGCAAGTGTGTTGATATCGGATACTATGTCTGATGTCGCTAATGTATTTAAATCACTTACGATATCTGAAGTTGCTAGCACATTAATATCGGTTACGATATCACTTGTTGCTAATGTATTTAAGTCTGCTACCACGTCTGAAGTAGCTAGGATAGCTAAGTCTGCTACCACATCTGCTGTACCTAATATATTTAAGTTAGTTACAATAGCACTAGTTGCTAAAGTATTTAAATCAGATACAAAATCTGATGTAATTAAACTAGCTTTGGCTGCTACTGATGTAACATTACTAGCAATACCTGCTACTGTTGTAACATTGCTAGCAATACCTGCAACCGTTGTTACATTACTAGCTACTCCTGCAACCGCAGTTACATCACTAGTTATAGCACCAAGTGCAGATAAGTTAGTTGCAGTAATAGTACAAGCTGGATCACCATCGCCATCAAACTCTAGTATTTTGTTTGCTCTACTTGCCTTAACAGGTAATTGCATATCAAAACCTGTAGTTGTTTCTGCTAATGGTAGACGTATGGATCTTGATGAACTCTCTTCTCTTTCTGCCATCATAGCCATCAATACGTCAAGCTGTGTATTCAATGCAGTTACATCAAAAGATGCGGCAGGAGTAAAGTCTGTAGTTCTTTCTACTACTATGTCTCGTACAATTACTATGCTGTCATCTGCTGTAGCACCAGCACCTAAAGTTACTGTGCCTCCAGCTCCAAATTCATATGCACTATCACTAGCATTGGTTGTACCTTGTACACTAAACTGTGCAACACTACTAGGCGCTGCATTATAGGTTAGTGCTGTGCCATTACGGAATACTTTTATGTCTCCTGTGGCAAAAAATTCAAAACCTATAGTAAATACTGTTTGCCCACCTGTGGCAGTATAGGTATTTCTAGGTGTATTTTTAGCTGTTGCTATTGTCATCTTAGTGTCTCCGCTCCAGTATTATATATCTTTTTAAATAGACTATTAAACCATATCAAATTATTAAAAGGAATTAAACGCCTAATTGTTTGCGCTCTTTCATCAAATCCTTGATCTGTGCCAAAAGAATGTATCAAATCTGCTATCATTCCTGGTCCAGCTCCTATAAATTCACCTGTAGCATCAGCTACATTTGCTTCACCAAATCTTCCTGGTGTTCCAATGCTAGGTCTAACACCTAATGGTGTTTCAAACATACCTTCTGATACTACTTCTAATGCAAAGTTAGCATCAGCTATTAAACCTAATACTCCTGACATTTCTATTGCTCTATATATTTTTTCTTGTGGTGTTTTATGTTGATAATATTGTGGATTTTTTAAATAATCCCCCATTGCTGCAAATATAATCATAGATATAGCACCACCTGCTATATTCATTTCTCTGCCTGATAATCCAGACAACATAAGTTTTCTGTTTGCGGCAAAAGACCAAGCATAGAATTGAAAAGGTAAAGCTAGGAAACCGTTATTAAACTTGCCACCAAACTCTGTCTTTTCAAATCCACCTAAGAATCTCATTACATCATTATCAAATGCATTAGCTAATGTTTCATTTCGTATACGAATAACACCATGCATCATATTAGGTTTATCAGCTAATCCTGGTGTAATAATAGTATTTTGCACATCTTGGAAAGAAGCAAACCTCATTAAATCACCTAGTGCTTTACCATTTTTTGTTGCTAACCATTCATCTTGTTTGGTATACAACATACCATTAGTTGTTTTGTATGTAGGTAACTTGGCTATGGCTCTAGCATTTTGTTTGCTAATACCATAACTATTTAATCTTAATATATCTTTTTCTGTTGCTGTGCCATCCAATACTTTTTGACTATCTTCTAAAAATCTATGAGTAGATATATGTTGTGTCATAGATTTCATTTTGTGTGTCCAGGCTGATAATAAATTTACATGATAAAATGGAGACTGTACCGCTTCTAAAGGGTTGCCAACTGTTTTATCAAAAAATCTACCAAATGCTGAATCACCTCTACCTATTTTATTTTCATTACCACCAATATGTCTTAAATTGGCTTGATTCATTTCAACATCGTACACATCACCTAGCCATGCATTTTGTGATATCTGATCATTAAACTCAGCTTTGTCTGCTGCAAAAGGTTGTTTGCTATTTAAGTATCTAAAGGTATTAGCAAAGCCATGTACCATAGGTATACGTGCAAAGTCTACTATAGATGCAAACAATACTTTACCCATCATTGCTGTACTAGCCCAGTTTCTTAATGCTGCTGGTAATCTTGCTTTCATAAAGCTAGATGGATCACCCGTATTAAATATGTTATATACTTTATCTCTGTTGTCGCCTAAATCTGTAATAATTCTTTTAACTTCATCAAGTTCATCAACAGATGTATTTCTTAACAAATCTATTTCAGCATCCCAAAGTTTAGTTTCTGCATTTGCTTCACCAAACTTTCTAGTCATTTCAATACGTTTATGCATACGCTCTGAATACATTCGCATTAAATAATTTATATCATTAATTAAATATGGCTCTAAAAGTTTATCAGATATGTTTAATTTTCTTGATTGAAATGCACTTTCTTTATTTAAGAAAGCACTATTTTCATATGAAGAATCTAAATCTCCGTCCATATCTAAGTTGTTACTGTCTCTTGTTATTTTCTTTATAGATGCATCTACTCTCATATTAAGATTGTATACATCTGTTGAACTAGTAATTACTGTAGTCTTGCCATCTTTTTTTGTAATATATCTACGAGGATCACTTTTAAAATGATCGTATAATAATCTTCTAAATGTTCCTGGTTGTGGCACAGATAAAAACGCTAAGTCTTTAGCATTAACAGATGATATTGGATCATCCATTAACTTGTAGGCTTTGTTTGTTAAGGTAAGTTCTTTGCCGTCTATGTCAACTTTAATAGTACCTTTGCTATCTATTTCTTTTATTGTTCCATATGCTCTAAAACCTGTAGCATTTCTACCTCTATTTGGTATTCCAATAACCATACCAACAGTTTTGCCATCTACTACTTTAGGTAAATCAATAGGTTTTACACCTGGCGCTGCTTTAAATCCATCATTAGCAACATCGTACAAAATAGCATCAATGTCATAAACCCTGTTTACATAGTTATTAACTAATGGATTAAAAACATCTTCTAATCCATCATCAATATCTGCTAAAAGTTTTTCTAAATTGCCTACTTTGTCTTTTGCATAATCTAATCTTTTCTTTATTAACTTTTTGTGTTCAGGGCTTGGTGCTTCGTCTAATGCTTTTTTTGCAATAGCTATTCTTTCTACATATTTTAATCTCAATTTTTCTACAGATTTTTGAGATTGAAACATGCCTAGTTCTTCTGCTTCTTTACCAATTAAATCGTATACACCTCTTATTTCTTTAGCTAATTTTTGTATTTCAGGGTGAGCTTGTTGCAAGTACTCATCATCTCTTAGTGCTTTAGTAATCATTTCATTAAATTCACCAAACTTAACTTCTTCTGGTACACCTTTTCTACCACCTACTTTTCTTATTGCAGAATCTACTAAGTCTCCTGCTTTAATACCTATTGCACCAGGATTGTAACCAACTATAGGTTCACCAACTATACTTAAATCTTTTCTGTATGCTTGAAATGCTTGGTTTAATCTTTTATTAAAACCACCTATAGTCTTAAAATGATTAGCTGTTGCTTTTATTAATGCAGATTGCCCTACTGTCTTACCAGCTTTTGTTGCTCTACTTACTAATGCACCATCGCCTACCATCATTTGTGTTAAATCAGCAATAGCATTTCTAACTATAGGATTTTTAATTTTATTATTCATTAATGATCCAGTAGTAGTTAACCATCTATCTACATTTTCTGCAAACCAGCTTCTATCTTCTGGTCCACCCATACCTGCTGTTTCTCTACCTATTTGTTCAGCATCTAAATCATCTATTATTTCTTGGTTAATTAAATTTTCAGTATCAGCAGCATCTTTACCTACTGGTGCATTGCCATCGTCAATCATCTTTTGTTTTTTAATATTAAATCTTAACCAATCTTCATAAGAATTAAACCTAGCTGTAAGTTTTGCTGCTCCTTGTACTTTAGGATTAACATATGTGCCATCAATAAATTTTTGTCTTAGAGAAAACTCATCAATAATGACTGTATCTTTTTCTAAAACAACACCATTATGTGTTTCTCCTTTCTTTTTAATTATTATGTATTGAGCATTAGTAGAATTATCTATTTTATCTACTGATGTTTTTGCTTTTTCTACAATTAATTTATATTTACCATCAGCACCTACATCGTAAGTAACATCAGATTCAGGATCATAAATTTTAGAAGGCATAACATTTGTTTCTGTGTCATGAAAAGCTATCAATAAATCTTCTGCTTTTTGACTTTCGCTTTTTCCGCCAGTAGAATTAAAATCATCAACACCTTTAATACCCCTTCTACCAAAAGCTGCAATCATTGAGCCACCTAATATACCTGCTCCACCTACATACATAACTGATTCAAATATAGATGCAGTTGGATCATAACCATGTCGTATAGGTTCTGCTGCTGCTGTAACACCCATAGACAAACCAGCTCCTTTTGCAAATCTAGGCAAAAAAGAAATTCCTTTAACAAATGGTATTGGGACATATGTTAAAGGATCTCCAAGTGCTGCAATAATTTCTGGCATTATACCGCCATCATCTCTAATTTTTCTTTGATGATTGTTGTATGCTATTTTTTCTTTTAAAAAAACATAATGTTCTTCATTTCTAACATCATAAAAAGCATCAGCATATGCTGACAAACCATCTTCTTGTATTTTGTTTTCTATATTTTCTGGTGGATTATATGGAGCATCTAAAAAAGCATGTTCTTGTTCACCATACGGTAGTGAAGAATCAAGAAACATTTGTCCAACAGGTTCTAATTGCCAAGCAGCAGAAATAGTATCAAAATATGTAGCATCTTTGTCGTAGCTTTCTCTACCATGATGGAGGTCAGGCTGTATATCAAACATAGATTGCTCATACCATAATTTATTGCCTACTGCCATTATAGATTTTCCTCATCTTTTTTCTTTAGTTTTTCAAAAACTTTCTTTTCTTCTGCAAGTTTTGCTCTTTCTTTATCTTTTGCTTCTTTGTATGATGGGCTTAGTAATTCTCCAGTCAAACTAAATGCATCTTTTATTTTTCTTGATAAACCTTTTTCAATAACTAAATCTTCTATTTTAGTTTCTATTGTTTCATTGTCTTGTGCTATTCTTAGAATTTCTTTTCTTTCATAAATAATAGCATTACCTTTATAATTTTTCATATAATAGGGTTGTGCGCCAGGTGATGAATAAAACACCGCTTGATATGTAACTTTACTAGAATCAAATTGATTCATACTAGTAGGTATAAGAAAAACATTTCTACCTAGTTCTAATTTAGTTGAAAAATCAAATTGTTTGTTTTGTACTTTTGCTTTTGGATCATCTATTGCTGCTATAATTTGATTGTTAATAGTTTTCCATGCTTTGGTTCTGCCTCTTTTACCACCATCTGCTTCTATTCGTTGTGTTTCTCTAACATATTGTTTATGTTCTTCTGTATATTCATCTTCTCTTGTTTTAGTAAAACCAGGTGGCACATTTTCTTCTTTTAAAAATTCATTATCTAATGACCACATTCCAAAAGCACGATTGTTTTCATCATTCTCATCATCATCAGCAGTATATCCTCTGCCTGTAGTAAATGTTGATTCACCATACATACCTGACTTGTTTAATCTTTTAGTAACAGTTGCAACAGTTTCAGGAATAATATTTTCTAGTCTACCTTTTTGAAATGATTCATTGGTTAACATTAACTCCTCATAGATTGCTTGTTTTGCTACCTGCATATATCTTTGGTCAATAATATTATCTGGATCAAAAAGGTCTGAACTTAAACTGCTTAATATATTTGCTTCTATTGCTTCATTTATTTCAGCAGCATCTTCAAATCCTGATCTCTTAATAAAGTTTTTTTCGTTTTCTTTTTGTTGAATTAAAACATTAATTATACGATTAGATGCATCATTTGGATTTGGATCTTGAGCATACATACGAAACATTTGATTTAGCAATCTAATTTGATCATCATCAATACCTGGTACATTTTCTAATATAGAAATAAATCTAGCATCACCAGATTTGTTATTCATAATAATGCCACGCACCATTTTAAATGCTGGCAAATTAATTACTTTTTCAATTAATTGTCTTGTATCACCACTTAGCTGCCCTGTATTAACTAAACTTACCAAAGAACCTGCGTTATCAGTTAATTGTTTATTTAAAAGAGTTGGTAAAACCTGATATTTTCCTGCCACATAAGTATAATATTGTTGCAACATTCCTACATGTTCTGGTTGATCCATATTGTCAGAATTAAATTTTGTATTGTATGGACCTAAACCTTTTCTTTTATTTTCTAAAGCCAAGTAAGCTATAAATTCTGGTACAATTTCATCGTTTAAATCTGAGCCTGCTATTGAAAGATACTTTGCAAAGTCTTCTCTAACTTTAATAGTTTCACTTGGTCTCATTTTTAAAGGCAAATTGTCAGCACGATATTTATAATCTAACGCTGATATTTCATCATCACGAACAGTTAATCTTTCTTTTAATAATTCTTTGGCTCTTGAAAATGTCGACTGGAACTTTTTTCTGTTAACAATATTGTCTACATTATAACCTGCATCTCTTAAAGATTTAATTGTAAGGTCTTCTCCATTCTCTCCCTTGATCATTAAATTAGGGTTAGACTCATTATTAAATATTTGCTCTATAGTATTTAAATTGTGTACAGCTTTTAATATTGATTTTGGATCGTTGTAATTAACTTGAAAATAAGGTGCAATAAACTTTGCCATTTCATTCATTTCTTTCATTGCAGGATATGTTTCTTCTAACCATATTTTTGCATTAGCATCACCATTTGCTAAAGCTTGTGCTTGTTCATCATATTGTTCTTCTAATGCATTATCTTTTTCTTTGTAATTAGTATTTAATAAATTAGCAACATGATAACTATCTGCTTCATCTCTATTAATTTTTCCTAATGCAGAAAAATATTTTTCTCTTTTTACAACCTGTCTATTTGTTAATTCAGTTGTTGCAGCACTAACAAATTGTTTTGTTTTTTCATCAAAATAATTTCTATATCTTTCTGGTACTGTATTTCTTAATGCATTAATACCTTCACTAACATTAGTTTCAAATAACAATTTACTTTCAGGAACAGTTTGATCGTAATCAACGGTCATCTTTTGTTGTTGTTTTTCGTTAAGAACTATTTCGTTTAATGTTCCTATCAATGAATCTGTATATGTTTTTTGTATTTGCTCATCATATGTATTAGCAGCCCATTTGGTTTTAATTAACTTTTCTGGTCTGTCATAAGATACAGGCACGTCATATGTCATAACTGCTCCATCTTCATTTACAAACTCTTGAGTTTCTTTAATAATTTCTGTGCCTTCTGCTAACTCAGTTCCTTCTAATTTTTGTGCTTCAATATAATCATCTAGTTTTTTATCTAAAAGATTTTGTGCTTCATCTACTTGTTTAAATGCTGCTTGTGCGTAGGTAGATCCAAACTGCGACAGACTCTGCCCTCTATTGACTCTTATGTCAGCAGGATTAAATTGGGTTCTTTTTGATCTTTGATATGCCATTATTTATCCTTTCCAGTCCTCAAATCCACCTGATGTTAAACCTCTTTTTGCATAATATGGATTGTTAGATGTTGTTTTTTTACCGAAAAAATCTTTGCCTTCTGCTGCTTTAGCTATCGTTGTAGCTCCTTTAATGTATGCAGAATCTTTTGCTGATTTGTTTGCTGCTTTTTTAGATGCTAATTGTAATCTTGAGTCTTGTCCTTTATAAGCTAACTCAGAATATTTTCTACCTTCTTCTAATGCAATTGCATTTAAATCTTGTTTTTGTATTCTTAATGCATCTTGATAAGCTGCATTTAATGACATGCTACTAGCAATACCGCTACCTTGTAACAAGGCTCTATTAGATGCTTGTTTTTCTTGAAAAATTTGAGCCAATGTATTTCCTTTTTGTGCTGCCTCTAATGCAACCTCTCTCCTATTGTCTTTAATTTGTTGCATGTCTGCATCATAAGCTGCTTGTGCTATGGCATCAGATTGCTGTTGAGCTTTTTTTGCTTGAAACATTGTGGCTGCGCCACTTACAATTGCTATTGTTACTGCATCACACATTAAAAATAAACCTCCGATGTTATGCCTAATACCCTCATTGGTAGTGGCGCTGTTTGCGATACTGTCAATGTTGGATCTTTCTCATATCCAAGTGTATGCACTTCTTTTTTCCCTGTCAAAGATTGTAATCCAGTTGTGTCATCATTAGGATTACTGCCAATTAAAACTTGATTAGAATTAATCGTAACATTATATGTGGTTGATAATTCTAATATAGCTTTACCTATCTTACGTGGCTTACCTGTTAACACGCCATTACTTAACCTTACATCTTGTGGCAAAGTTTCTACCGTAATGTCATAGTCCATGCCTATATCACATGCTGCTGCTGGCGATGGAAAAGTAGCTGTACCTGCTGCTGTTACTACTGCACTACCATAATAAAAAAAATCTCCATCTTCTGTTGAGCCTGATGTAGCATGTACTGTCTTGCCTATCTGTGTAATACCAGTAAATACACGACTGGTTAAAAATACTAAATCAGTATTATCGCTAATTGATGCTGTTACAGGACTAACTGATATTATGTATTCGTTAGATCCTCCTGTTGCTGTAACACTTGTAACTGTATGTGTTGTTCCAGTACCAGCAAATTGAAAGGTATCTCCTTGATTAGGACTAGCTGTTGCACCATCAATAATAAACTGACTTAATCCGCTAGATACTGCACCTTTGTTTTTAACTGTGCCATGTGGTTGATAACTGCCTGATATAGTTTTAGTAAATGACATATCAGTAGGTATATCAAACTGTGTAGTAGCAAACTGCTCTAAGTAATATGCAGTACTACCATCAATAGTTCTTTCTACTAACGAAAAAATAGTTGATGACAAACAAGCAATGGATTTGTAATTACCATCGGTATTCCATTGTGTCCATCCAAATATCTTTTGTTCTTTTTGACTGCTGTATACACACATAGTGCCATCACCACATACTAAAAAATAAAATTGTTCAGTTCTATCTGGTAACGATGTAGCTGTTGCTGTATCGGTAGGATTTAGAATTAAATGAGATGACTCCAGGCTAGTATTGTTACTATCAAATAATTCTGTAGTTGATGCAAAAACATAATCTCTTATGTTCTTACCATTTTTTTGTACATACAAAGTACCACCATCAAAAGGTCTTGGCATACCTGCTTGTTGTACACCAAACGATGTTTGTCTTACTATCATAGAATCAGTTGGAGTTATGTTCTTACCTGTTTGTGGTCTAAGAAAAAACTCAGCACCACTAGTAAATATTTCTAATACACGCCCACTTACTAAATGTCTTACTTCATTAATTTGATCTGATGCAATTTGCATTTGTAAACTTTCATCATCTAATCCTTTGCCTACATCAAAATTAAAAAATGATCCTACTTTGCTAGAAGTTAAATAGTCAGGTGCGGATGCACTACCACCAAAATACAATCGTTGTTCGTGAAAACAACATGCTCTTGGAAAACCATTAGGCTCACTATACAGTTGTTCATCCCAATTTCTAGTAGGTGGATGCCCTACTATTTTAACACTAGCGCCACCACCATCTACAGATTCTGTTGCTGTATCACTTGCACCAGCAGTAAAGTTAAATCTATCATCATCAATTACTGTAATAGTAAATGTACCATTAATATTTGCTGTTGCTAATCCATCACCATCTACATCAAAGATGTCTTGTGCGCCTGATATAGTTATACTTGCATTTGTAGAAAATCCATGTTGTGCCATTGTAACTTCCACAACTCCACTACCTTGTCTAGTTCGAAATGGATTTGCATCTAATTCTATTTCAACGTCATCTAATAATGTGCCTGTTACAACTGTTGACGATGTATAGCCTGTAATAAATATTTCTGCACCATGATAACGTACACGTGTATTAACATAAGAACTTGTCCAATATGCAGCAGATGTCGTAAGCGTTACGCCTGTTGTTCCTTTTGCAGTTTGATTTATGTCTAATGTAATAGAATCACTAGCAAATTTAAAATATGGTTGATAAGTTTTTTCACCATTAACACTTACATCAAATTGAAATACAGACAATGCAAATGTAGTTGCACCAGTTCTTTGTAGTATTCTAGGCGAAAAACTTTTATGCGTAATAATCATAGTATCTGCTTGTTGAGTTATTGTTAACTCCATTAACTCTGCTGTTGCAATACCAGTTGATGTAATAGTTTGCAATAAAGTACCATTGCTACTGTAAATAGTTATTACTGTGTTAGTAAAAAGAATAATATATTCTTGATCATCACTAAATATAAATGGTTCTATTCTTCCATTGCCTGGAGCAGTTGCACGATAGACTGTGCCTGGTCGTCTTTCAATACCACCTTGATTAAGAGTCAAAACATTACGAGCTTTTTTTAATCCTTGCTCATATGCTACAACGTCAACCCTAGATACAATCTTAGGATCTAGTTCGCCTCTTACAAAACTGGCTTGATGTATTCTTTGTATTGGCATCCATTAGCTCGATACGGTTGCGTTAACATTATTAAAATGCGTGCGATTTCTTCTATTACGTATTCTGTTAACATCCATACGTTTAGTTGTTTGAGCTTGACCATCAGTTGATTTAGCTATAGCTATTTGTCCTAACGCTCTATTTCTGTACAACTCAGACAAACTATCATTTCTTGCAATCGCACCTGCAAATAAACTAGCAAGTTCAAATACCATACATTGTTTAAAGTACGGTGGAAACTCTGCTTCACTAGCCTGGAATGTGTAATCACAAATCAATGTATCACCTGAACCTGTGTCAGCAAAAATCTTATCACCATATCTATCATAAGCAATCACATTGTCATTAACAGTTACTGTATGTATTAACAATGCATCTGCTGGTAATTGATAAGATGCTTGAAATCTACCTAATGGGTTTTCTGCTAACTTAGTTAGCTGTACTTGTTTAGTTGCAAATCTCCAGCGTATTCTGGTAATCATTGCTTCTAATGTTGATTCGTATAATTGTCCAGCTACAGTTGATTCTGTTGTAGCTTCTTCA